AGGCATGGGGCTTGGTGTCTCCTGGGGTTGCAAGTGCTCGAACGCCAGGAATTCTTTTTGATCCCCGGGCATGAAGCAGCACGACTGGTCGAAACGCAGGTGCCGTACGAGGAGACGCTGCACATACTCCGCGTACGAGGGCTGTGCATAGACCAAAAGACTTCACGTGAAATACAAACGCAACGACTAATTGACACGCTGCATCAGCCGTGGTAAGATTCGTGGATCTGCCCTCTTCGGGCGATGTGTGGTACCCTTGCCACACTGGCCGAGATAAGTCTCGTGCCGTCTTGGCAGCAGCCGAGAAGTGTTCCATCGTTCCATCATGATGGAACACAGATGGAACGGTCAGAAAGCTCCCTCTCGCCCCGTACGACGCACAAGAGAGCCAAGTGTTCCATTGTTCCACGCACATATACGTATATATTTTTGGTTCGAAAACCTGAATATGGGGGGATATGAGATGGAACGCTGGAACAGAAGAGGGTACTTGAAGAGAAGCCCCGAGAGACGGGGCTCTTGGACCAGTGGAATTGTTCCATCGCCGTTCCATTATGGTGGAACGATGGAACGGATATGACCACACCCGTACTACACCCGCAGACTTCCAGACGACAAGATATCGTCATCCACCACGCAGGGCTACACCTCGGTATCATACGTGAACGCATGAAAGGCAAGATCGAAACATTTCCTGGAACAGTTGCGGAACGTGTCGCTTTTGTGGTACACTTTGCGTCATGGCTGGAGTGAAAATCGAACCTTTGCCGGTGGTGGACGTCGACGCGGTGGGTGAAGAAACACTGCGGGAATACGGACGCCGCGCGGGGATAACGTACGCGATGCTTTACGAAATGGTGAAGCAGGACCGGGTTCGTTTTAAGGAGCGTGGAGTCGAGGACGACCCCGAATCGCTCAACTTTTGCATTCCGGGTGTTGAGGGTGTCGGACGGCTGCGCCGCTACGAGCGTACCAAAGCCTACCGTATGCTGCAGATTCTGGCCGAATTCAGGGACGGACCCGCGAACGCGAAGTTTTCTTTAAGACACGCGTACACGGCGGCTGAGGTCAGTCGTGGTGCGATGTCGACGTGGAGAGCTGAGCACCCGACCTTCGATCGTCTGATGGAAGACATCCAGCTCGAAATGGTCGACACGATGAAAGCCGAGGCCTACCGCCGTTCCGTGATTGGACACGACGAGCCGTTGGTGCACCAAGGTATGAAGACGGGTGAAACGATCAAGAAGTTTTCCGACACTTTGCTGCAGTTCACGCTGATGGGGTACGACGCGAAATTCCGAGCCAAAGACGTAAACGTCGCGTTGTCGGGCTCACTTAACCAGAATGTCAATATTGAGGGACTCCGTGATCGACTTGCCCAACGATTACAGGCGGTCGCCAAGTCGAAGGTACAAGGCGAAGAAAGCGCCGATTGATCCGCACAATTTCTCGGAGTTCGTATCCGAGATGAACGATCAAGAGGTGGTGGAGCTTTACTACGATTGGCCAACCTGGGCTCGACCCAATCAGATAGTCCCTCCTGGCGAGGACTGGACGATCTGGCTCATTCTCGCCGGTCGTGGGTGGGGCAAGACCCGGTGTGGTGGTGAATTCGTCCGGTTTCACGTGGAACGAAAGCTCGCTTCACGCGTCGCGCTTATCGCCGAAGACGCAGGGGACGCCCGGGACGTGATGATCGAGGGTGAATCCGGGCTGCTGGCCATATCGCACCCCTTTCAACGCCCGAATTGGGTGCCGTCCAAGCGCCGTCTCGAATGGCCCAACGGAGCGATGGCGACCATCTACTCGGACAACGATCCCGAGACGCTTCGAGGTCCGCAGCACGACCTGTTTTGGGTCGACGAACTTGCGAAGTTTCGTAACGCCAAAGAAATGTGGTCGAACTTGATGTTCGGTCTGCGCCTCGGCCAACGTCCGCGCGGTGTCGTCACTACGACGCCTAAGCCCATTCCAATCGTGCGTGAGCTGCTCGAAAGTCCGCGCGTATTCGTCACTTCAGGGACCACGCATGAGAATTTCGGAAACCTCGCCCCAACCTTTCGTGATGAAATCATCGCCCAGTATGAGGGAACACGACTCGGACGCCAAGAGCTTTACGCCGAGGTTATCGACCCGGAAGATTACGGAATCGTCAAGCGCGAGTGGTTCAAGCTTTGGGACTCCGATCGGCCATTTCCCGATTTCATGTATATTGTGCAGTCCTACGATTGTGCTTACACCGAAAAGACTATCAATGACCCAACCGCATGTTCTGTCTGGGGAGTGTTCAGGCCGAGTGAAGATTCACCTATATGCGTAATGCTCATCGACTGCTGGGAAGAGTTTCTCGTTTACCCCGATCTGCGTCCCCGGGTCGTGAACGAGTACAAAGAGTCTGTGTACGGCGAACCCGGTAAAAAGACCGATTTGGTGTTGGTCGAGGAGAAAGCCTCGGGCATTTCGATTCTCCAGGACCTGCGCTACGCCGGGGTGCCTTGTCGTGGCTACAATCCGGGCAGAGCGGACAAAGTGCAACGGCTGCACATCGTGGCGAACATCGTTGCTTGTGGCCGGGTCTACATCCCCGAATCGGTCGTGCACCGGGGGCAGCCGCGCGACTGGGCGGAGAAGCTTGTCTCCCAGATCTGCTCTTTCCCCGAGGCCGAGCGCGACGATCTGACCGACACCACCACGCAAGTGCTCCGGCTGTTAAAGGACATGGATTTCTTGCGTATCGACCCGGCCGAGGTTGCGCCGGATTACTACGACGACGAGCGTCCACGCAGGGTGAACCCTTATGCCCAATGATCTCCTTAAAACGGTCGGCGAGTATGTCAACCCCGAGGACCTGCTGACCTTGGCCGGACCGCTGGCCGGGTTAAAGCCCACGGCCGGGATCACCGCCGCGTTGTACGCGCCGAGCTTAAACGAAAGCGAGGCCGAGGAGTTAGAAAAGCTTCGCGCGATGCGCCCTCCCGTCCCCGTCGCTGCTCCCGTTGCTCCACGTGAAACAGCACAGACCCTGGAAATGCGCGATTTCATGAATCGACTCCGGTACGAGCAGTTCGTGGGAGACCTGCGCCAGAAGTACGGACAACATGCCGATTTAATTCTTCAAGGGCTGATTAAGCAAGGGTTGCAGGACGAAGCGCAACAAGCCCGGATGATCGGTCCACGTGCCAAGCCTCCCGCCCCTCCCGCTGCACGGCACGAGATGACTGTACCCGTAGGACGGTTCCGGAGGTACGCCGAGGGCGGCATGATCGAGCATATGACGCCGGACATGTCTGATGGTGGTCGGATGATCTACACCGATTTGCTCGATTCCTACGCCGGGGGTGGTGGCGTCAAGGGAAAGACCGTACAGCAGATGGCGGACGAATTGCTCACCAAAGGCCTGAAGACCCCAGACCTGTCCAGGCGTGGTTTCATGCGACTGCCCGATCTCGATGGTCCCAAGGAGTCAAAGCTTCCGGTACCCGCCAAAGACATGGAGCGTTACCAGACCGAGAAAACCACGGTAGACCCCCTGTCGGGGTCGGTGGAGAAAGTGGTTGAAAAAGTAGCGCAAACGCCGGTGTCCAGGCGTCAGATGTTGCAGGGCGCACTCGCCCAAGCCGCGCGAAGGGTAATGCCTTCTGTGGCTATGCAGCCTGTGAGGGATATGGCGTCCGAGGTGGTAAAGACTGTGATGAAGCCCATCCCCGCGCCCTCGATCGGTGGATTGGTGGCACAAGGGTTAAAGATGGGAATGGACGAGGACGAAATCCTGCGTTTTGTGCAAAGTGCGATGCCTGGGGCTGACCCTGAGAAACTGGCCGGGGATTTGTACTACTTACCAGGAATTATGCGCGATCCGTACGATTACTTTGAGGACATGGGTGATGAGCCGCTCATGAAAATTTTCGGAAAGTTGGTGTCGCCTTACCAAGAATCGCCGATGGCACTTCGTCGTACGATGCGCGACATTCGAGCGTTAGACCCAGAAAAATACGATGAGTTGAAATCAGTGGCTCGCGATATTAAAATGTCGAATCTGGAAGACTAAGGACCCAATATGGCCACTAGTACTTTCCCTCAACAGCAGCCAGCGATGATTCCGGGACCGGAGGACACCGAAGGCCTGATGGTCGACTTAGAAGATGAATTTGCGGAGATCGAGGAGCAGCCCGATGGCTCGGCGATCGTCCGGATGCGAGAATTTGCGGGACCCGAGGAAGACCCGGATTTCTACGAGAATTTGGCGGAGTCGGTACCTTCGTGGGAACTGTCGAAGCTCGCGTTGAAAATGATCGACCTGATCAAGGCAGACAAGGAAGCGCGGAAGGAACGCGACAAGCAGTACGAAGAGGGGATTCGGCGCACGGGGTTAGGGAAAGACGCCCCGGGTGGTGCGAACTTCGAGGGTGCGTCCAAGGTCGTGCACCCGGTGATGGCCGAAGCCTGTGTGGATTTCGAATCCAGGGCGATCAAAGAGCTTTTCCCGCCGGACGGTCCTGTGCGGACGAATGTGGTGGGAGACGTCACCGAGGAGCAAAAGAACCGGGCTGAGCGTAAGCGCGATTTCATGAACTGGCAGCTTACGAACCAGATCGTAGAATTTCGCGATGAGCAAGAGCAAATGCTCACGCAGCTGCCGCTCGGCGGCTCTCAATTTTTGAAGCTGTGGTACGACCCGCAAAAGAAACGTCCCTGTGCCGAGTTCGTCCCGATCGACAACCTGATTATCCCTTACGCGGCGGGGAGCTTCTACACCGCAAACCGCTGCGCCGAGATGCAGGACATCACCGAGCAGATGTTTAATGATCGAATCGAAGCGGGGCTTTACCGCGACATTTCGGTCACGAGGGTCGCCGAGGAGCCGGAGCTTACCGACCCCGAAAAGGCGAACCAAAAGGTCGAGGGCAAGACCTGGACCGACGACGAGGATGGGCTCCGGCGTGTGTACCACGTGATGGTGAACATGTCCTGCGAGTGGGACTCGTTTTGCGACGGCGAAATCGCCCCTTACATTTTGATGATCGACGAGCAGACGACCGACGTGGTCGGCTGGTATCGGAATTGGGAGGAGGGGGACGACACGCGGACGAAGCTCGATTGGATCATCGAGTTTAAATTTATCCCCTGGCGTGGGGCGCTGGCAATCGGGTTCCCACATTTGATCGGCGGGATGTCGGCCGCACTCACCGGGTCGCTCCGGGCGCTGCTCGATACGGCGCACATCAATAATGCGGCGACGATGCTGAAGCTCAAAGGCGCGAAGATTTCGGGCCAGAGCCAAAACGTCGACGTGACCCAGATCACCGAGATCGAGGGTGCACCAGGGGTAGACGACATCCGAAAGATCGCGATGCCGATGCCCTTCAACCCGCCCTCCGAGGTACTATTCAAGCTGATGGGGTGGCTGACCGACGCCGCGAAAGGCGTGGTGACCACGAGCGAGGAAAAGATCGCCGATATCGCCTCTACCGCTCCAGTCGGCACCACCCAGGCGCTAATCGAGCAAGGCGCGGCGGTGTTCAGCGCGATTCACGCCCGGTTGCACGAGTCCCAAAAGAGGGTACTTATGGTGCTGCAACGCATCAACCGCTGGTACCTTGATGAAATGTTAATGCACGATGTCCCGCCGGAACTTGAAGTAAAACGCGAGGACTTTAATCGCAATTCGGACGTGATCCCGGTGTCGGATCCGCATATCTTCTCCGAAACGCAACGTATGGCGCAGAACCAAGCGGTGCTGGCGCTGATGGAGAAAAACCCGGACATTTTTGATCGACGCGCGGTGGTCCACCGGGTGTTGAAGCAGATGAAGGTGCCAAACATCACCGAAATCATGCCTGCTGTGGCCGAGCCGATGGAGATTAATGCGGCAGAAGAAAACGGGGCAATGTCGATCGGACGGGCAGCGTTCGCGTACCCGCACCAGAACCACTTGGCGCACATTCAAGCGCATTTGGATTTCGCGAAGAATCCGATGTTTGGCGCAAACCCGTTGATCGCCCCGGTCTTTTTGCCGATGATGGTCGAGCACATCAAGCAACACGTGATCCTTTGGTACCTGGGTCACATGAATGGATATGTTGAGAAAGCACTTGGCAAGAAGCCCACCGATTACGATGTTGCTGGGATAACGGGCGAGGTGGATAAGCTTTACGCGTTAGCTTCACAGCACGTGATGATGGACAGCAAGGAGGCCTTCGCAAAAGTCATGCCTGTTATCCAGCAGATTCAGCAGGTGTTGCAGCAATTGAAACCCAAGCCTCCGATGGATGGTGGCGATCAAGTGATTCTCGAAACTTCAATGGCCGAAACTAAGCGTCGTGCCGAGGAGGACAAAGCGCGACTGATGCTCGATGCCGAAACCGAGAAGGGTCGCCTCGCGTTTGACGCCGAGAAGCTCCGTCTGGATGCTTTGGCCAAGAATCGGCAGCAGCAAATCGATATCGCGCTCAACGCCAGTGATAATCTAACCGAGGAGCGAATCAAGTCCGCAGAACTTACGCACGATGCGCGAAGGCTGCAAACCGAGCAGCTCGAAACTGCTCTCACCGCGCAGGAAAGCGCACAACGTGCACTAGGAGGCACAAATGGCTAATACCTCGTACGAAATCAATGCATCAAAAACGAATCTCCCGTACCACAAACGG